ATGCCATTCAGTAAAGTTGATCAGGAACGTAGAATCGTTTCTGGATTTGCCACGCTCGATAACATAGATCGCCAATCAGACATTGTAACTACCGATGCTAGTCTAAAAGCATTTAAGAATTTTCGTGGTAATATTCGTGAAATGCATCAGCCAAAAGCAGTAGGTAAAATGGTCTCATTCAAAGAAGACAAATATTTTGATCCAGAAAGCAAAAAGTTTTATTCAGGAGTATACGTATCGGCATATGTTTCTAAAGGTGCTCAAGATACGTGGGAAAAGGTTCTAGATGGAACCTATTCAGGATTTTCTATTGGCGGTAAAATGAAAGAATGGGACGACTCGTATGATGAAAATATGGATGCCCCAATTCGTATTATCAAAGACTATGACCTAATGGAGTTGTCTCTTGTGGATAGTCCTGCAAACCAATTTGCAAGCATAATCTCTATTGAAAAGGTAGATGGAGTAGATACCATTAAAGGCGAAAGCGTTGACATTGTTGTAGAAAATGTTTTCTGGGACAAAGATTCAGGACTTGTTACAATTTCAGAAGACAATTCAGTAAGCAGTCCAATTTCTGGTCTACCAATGCAAAATATTGGTTTTGTTGAAAAATCAGACAGTGATAAATTAAACATGATAAAGTTCTTAGTTAATAGTGCTAAAGGCATTGACTTATCTAAGATGAATAAGGAGAATGATAACATGACAGATGAAATCGTAAATGATGAAGTCGTTGAGGTTGCTCCAGAGGCAGATGCCACAGTTGAGGCTCCTGTTACAGAAGAAGTTGCAGTCGAGGTGCCTGAAGAGGTTTCTGCATCTACACCTGTAGAAGAAGTAGTAGAAGAGCCAGAAGTTGAAGTTCTTGTTGATGCAGTAGCAGAAGCAGTAACAGATATCAAGGGTCTTTTTGCATCAGCCTTTAGCGACCTTACAGCAATTGTTAAGTCACTTAGTGACGAAATTGTTGAACTAAAGAAATCAGTCGGACTTGTGGATGCAAAAATTGCAGACGCAGAGGGCGACTTTTCAAATCTTGGAAAGCGAATTGACGCAGTAGAAGCAGATACCGCTTTCCGAAAATCTGGAGATCTTGGACAGATCATACAGGAACCAGCAATGGTTGAAAAATCACTATGGGGTGGAAGTTTCCTCACAACATCCAATCTATTAAACTAAATCACTGGGAGGTGAAAAAAATGTCGGAAGAAATTATTAAAAACAACCCATCAAGTCCTACTGGAACATACCCTAATCAACAGGGTGCATTTGATTCAGGAGGTATTGGTGGTGTAACATCACCTGCTGCTCGTTACCTAGGTAACAACGCAGACGGTGCAGGTGCAAACCTAGGAGTATTGACTGGTGCAAACGCAGTCAATCCATCTTACACTGCAAATGGTAATCTATCATATCCAGGTGCTGGTATCCTGCGACCTGAACAAGCCAATCGTTTTATTGACTATGTTTGGGATGCAACTACTTTGGCAAAGGATGGTCGCCGTGTGACCATGCGAGCAAACACAATGGAACTTGAGAAGGTAAATGTTGGTCAGCGTGTTATTCGTGCTGCTAACCAGGGAGACGCTACTTTTCAGAACGCAGGTGCTACTTTCACAAAGGTAGAACTGAATACTAAGAAGATCCGTCTTGACTGGGAAGTTTCAGCGGAAGCAATTGAAGACAATATCGAAGGTGCTGCTCTTGAGGATCACCTAGTACGTCTTATGACCAATGCCTTTGGTAACGATATCGAAGATCTTGCGATCAACGGTACTGGTTACTCAAGCGACTCTGCATTCCTTGGAATTATGGCTGGATTCGTTCAGCGTACCAAGGTTGATGGTTTTGCTCACAAGGTAACAGTTCCTGCTAAGTCAGTTAGCACTAACTGGACCGTAGATGACCTACAGTCAATGGTCTTGGCAATGCCACGTAGATACCGTGCTATCCAGAATGGACTTAAGTTCTATGCTGGTACAGACGTATTTGCAAACATTGTTAAGAACAATGGTACTGTTTACAGTTCAATCGGTTCAACCGAAGGCTCACGTGGATCGTACTTTGATGGTGCAGCACAGACCTTTGGTGGTGCTCGTCAGACTCGTGTTCTAGGTATTGACGTTCTTGAAGTTCCTTACTTTCCTGCGGACTATGTAGATCTTACATTCCCACAGAACCGTATTTGGGGATTCCAGCGTGACATCACGGTTAACCGTATGTATGTTGCTAAAAAAGACACAATCGAATACACAGTATTCGTTCGTTTCGGAATCAACTGGGAAGAGCAAGACGCTATTGCGTATGCTATCAAGACTGCCTAATCGCATGTAAAAACCCATTAAGGGGGCAGGGATTAATTTCCCTGCCCTTTTATTTTAATTAAATGGTATAATAAATATCTAGGAGGACAACATTATGTCTAAAGAAAACACAGAAAGCACAAATACTAACGAAAATGTCGTGGGTAGTGCAAATGAAAAACTAACTATGCCAACACTGTCTGCTCCTGTGGGGTCAGTAATTACCACAGCAGAGGTAGATCCAAAAACAAAAACAGCAACTAAACCAGTGGCAAGTTCAAAGAAAAACGTTGGTGAAAAAGAAGAAATGGTTGCAGTATTTTCAACTGGAACAAAATTTTGGGCAGAAGTAGGACGACTTTCTAATGGATATAATATTATCCCAAAGCACGAGGCTGATATGTGGCTAACAGATCCAGAGGTACGTCTGGCAAGTCCCGAAGAAATTAAGGCTAATCTTCCTGCGGATGGAGATGCTCAATAGCCAATGGAAGTTTTGAGAGTCCCACCATATCCTATTACAACTACTTGGGATGTCCCAAATCCAAATACGCTATACAGACTTGAGGTAGAAGATGTGGTGGACCACTCAATTGAAACTTCTACTGTAACATCAAATTCTAATTCTCAAATCAACTACGTTCTTCCAAGATCCAAAGTTCAGTTTGATCGTGATTTTATTTTCAGGGCGTTTGATGCCACTGGAGAAATTGTAATTGATGATAACCTAACAGTTTACAGACCATATGTAGACTTTACAAAATTGGGATTGACAGGACCAGAACAGATTGAGTATAAGAAATGGGAGATTGTTGCTCGCTCAATTATTGACGCATATCTTGGAAACGATTCAGGTACTGGAGAAGGATTCTATAACCATAAACTAATTGTTCAGGGTGTCGGGGAAGGAAATGACTATTTCCCTATGTGGCATAATCCAAAACGTATTCTAAAAGTATATGAAAACAATGTACTTGTCTATGACTATGACACTAAAGATACCTGGGCAACACAATATATAATTGCATCAAATAACTCGGCTATTATGCGTGTAGAAACTGATTTATACAACAGAGCAGAGCAGACACCACTAAGACTGCCAGTAGCGTATGGCGATGTTGGACCCTATGGTCTTGTGTCTGGAAGTGTGGCTTTTCCAAAAGGTTATGACTATGTCTTTGTCCTTGATGTGGGGTATAAAGCAGTTCCACCAGATGTTGAGATTGCTGCAACTATGCTCATTGATGATTTAAAGTGTAATAGAAATGATTATTACAAAAGATTTGTTACAGAATATAATACAGATCAGTTTACAATCAAGTATGCACCACAATTTCTTGGAGGTACTGGAAATAATATCGTTGACAAAATCCTTGACGGATATAAAGGTGACGTTATTAAACCGGGAATTCTATGACATGTATTGTTGAATCTACAGATTTTATGTACCCACTTCTTGCAGATGTTTATTATCCAATAGTAGAACAAAATCCTTATGGTGCCATTAAAAAACAGTGGGTATTAGATAGAACAATTGCTATTGCAACAAATCCAGCAGGTAGAAAATTTCAACAAGATGTCGAAATTAATAATGCAAAGTTAGATATAAATAATGCTATTCTTGGAAGAACTAAAAATGATCTTACAGAGTCAAATGCTAACGAACTTTTTTCTCTTACAAACATTATATTGGTAAACATTAGAGACTCTAATGGAAATTTGATCTACAATGAATCATCTGGTCCTAGAATAGGAAAAAGTACTATTTTTGAAATATCAACATTTAATCCAATTGTTGGAGCATTTGGAACAATAGAATATTTTAAACTTGTGATAAAGCGTTCGGATAATCAGGCAAGTGATTTATAATGATAAATATAGTATGGAATGATAAAACTTTTGTCAAAGAAATGAATAATATAGTTAATTATTCTTTTGGATTTTTAGACGGAATACATAAAGGCGAAAAACAATTTCTTCAAAAATTTTCAACAGAAATTATTCAAGCAATGAAAGACTTTATTGACTCTAATGCAAGAACAGATCCCAAAATGTATCATCATATTTATGAGTGGTATGAAACTGGAAATGCAAATGCAAGACTATATAATGTAAAATATAGAACTAGCAAAGGCACCATATCTTTAAATTATTCATTTTCACAATCTAAATCAATACAGTCTGGCTCACGAGAACCATTTAGAAATAAAGCATCAATTATGGAGAGTGGTACCGCTGTTACCATTAAACCAAAAAATTCAAAAGTTTTAGCATTTATGATTGATAATAAAGAAGTATTTACAACTAAAGAAGTTTTAGTTAAAAATCCAGGTGGACCATTAGTAAAGCATTCTTTTGAAAATGTCATCAATATGTTTTTTAAAATATATTTTAAACAATCTTTTATGTTATCAAGT